TAAACAACGCAAAAGATAAACCTAGAAAACTAAAAGTATTAAAAGATAATGATTCTGTATCATTAAGACAAGTTTTAAAAGGTGCTTTTGACCCAAAGATAGAATGGTTATTACCAAAAGGTGATGTGCCATTTACAAAGAATGACGCTCCAGTAGGAACAGAGCATACTCAACTTAGACAAGAAGCAAAAAGATTATATCTGTTTACAAAAGGTGGCGACAATACTTTATCTAATAATAAAAGAGAAACAATTTTTATTCAAATGTTAGAAGGATTATCTGCTGAAGAGGCAGAGTTTCTAGTAGCAGTTGTAAACAAAAAAGTCAACAACAAATACAAAGGTTTTACTGGCAATCTAGTAAAAGAAGCATTCGATTGGAATGACGATTTCATGAAAAAGGAGTAAAACATGAAAAAACTAACAATATTACTTGCAAGTTTTTTATTAATCGCTTGTCATGAGGCAAACGCAGATAAAAAGGGGTACTTCTATGGGGTCAAATTTGACCATAAAGATAGTAAAACTGATTCTAATACCATTGGTGTAGAGTATGGTAAGCATGTACACGATTGGTTAGACGTAAAAATATCAACTAATCATACAGACAGAAAAGATACCTCTCGTCTTGAGCTAGGCCCAAAATTGAAATATAAACTAAATCAAGATTGGTCAAGCAGTCTTTATCTGGCTACAGGACAAAAGTTTGTCAAAGATGATGACTTTGGTTATTGGGTAATGTCTCCAGGAGTTAAATATAAAATTAATCAAGACTTGAATATAGGGACTAGTATAAGATTTCGTAACAGTTATGATACCAGTCATGAGCAAAGTGATAGAACTTATGCTATTAAACTAGATAAAAAGTTATTTCAAGACTATACGTTAAGCACTCGTTATAGAATGAAACGAGGTGACAGCGAATATAACGCTATCGGGGTTGGTCTCAAGTACGAATTTTAGTGCTTGACATCTATCCCGTTTTAGTGTATTATATGAGTATATGATTACTTTAAATGAATTAATAATTATGTTGGGTCTTGTAATAGGTGAACCATCACTACCAACTGAAAAATCAAAGACCGTTGATGTAGACCCAATTCAAGCAACTTGTCTTGCAGAAAATGTTTATTATGAATCTAGAAATCAAGGAACTGCTGGTTGGAGTGCAGTTATTTCAGTAACAATGAATAGAGTAAAAGACAAAAGGTTTCCAAATACTATCTGTGGAGTGGTTAAACAAGGACCCACAAGAGAGTCTTGGAAGCAGAATGGAACTTACTACCCTATCAAACACAAATGTCAATTTTCATGGTACTGTGATGGTAAAACAGACGTAATTCATAAAAAAGATGCAAAGTTATATAAAGAGATATACAATCTATCGTATGTATCTTTAATTAAAGATATTACAATACTAGACATTACCGATGGTGCAACTCATTATCATGCAGATTATGTAACACCATCATGGGCTCGAACTAAAACAAAGACTATAGAAATCGGTGACCACATATTTTACAAATGGGAGAAGTAAATGACTTATAATGACACTTTAGAAGTATTTTGGCGAAGAGCTGCAAGTTTGTATAAAGCACATCAAAACGCCAAGGATCCAGACATGAAAAGAATATGGTCAGATAAACTACAAACCCTTATGCAGAAAGTTAAAGAGGTTGACAAAAAGGAATTAAACTGATATAATACTGATATGAATATATTTTATTTACATAATGATACAAAAACTTGTGCTGAACTTCACGTTGATAAGCACGTGGTCAAAATGATTGTCGAATATGCACAATTACTATCCACAGCAAAACGAATGACAGACGGCATTAAATATGAAGCAAAATCAAAAACAGGCAGACGAGTACAAAGGTATAGACTAGAAAATCCAAATGAAGAAGCAACAATTTACAAAGCAGTACATTACCACCACCCTAGTGCTGTGTGGGCTCGTTCTTCTTCTCAGCACTATAACTGGTTGTACTCATTGTTCACCGAGCTTGGACGAGAATATACACACCGATATAAAAAAGAACACAGTACTATTAAACTGCTCGAGGACCTTTTAAAACACCCACCAGTTAATTTAAAAGACAATGGTTGGGTAGAACCACCACCTGCCATGTCTCATTATCCTCAATGCATAGTGCCCGGTGATAGTATTCAATCATATAAAAACTACTATATAGAAGCAAAAGCTTATTTTGCAAAGTGGACATCTAGACCAACACCAGTATGGTTTAGTGAAGGAGTAGACACTTTTTAGGGGGTACTATCGTACTAAGACAGCTGTAAAGACCGCCTAGCGGGCGGCTATGAGACTACAATTTAGGAGATAAACATGAATGATGAAGAATTTGAACTTTTTATGAAAGATAAACATTTTATGAGTGATAAAGAATTTAAACTATTAAGTAAACAAATGAGTCAAATAGAAAAGATTATCAATGCCAACATATAGATTTAAAAACTTAAAAACAGGTAAAGTTTACGAAGACTTCATGTCTATCTCAGATATGGAAAAACTCAAAGATGATAAGACTGTAAAACTAATGACACCGACTCAAATGAATATTGTATCAAGTGTCGGTAGTGTTGATAGTCATACTGATAATGGTTGGAAAGAGAATATGGCTAGAATTTCAGAAGCACATCCTACTAGTCCACTTGCTGAACGATATGGTAAAAAGAGTGTCAAACAATCTCAAACTGAAAACATAGTAAAAAAACATAGAGACCGTAAGTCTAAAGGCAAAGGAAGATAAATATAAATGATACTATCGAGAAACTTCAACACGCCAGGCGATGGTCATAAGTTGAGGAGTCAATCCGATACTGTATTAAATGTGTGTAGCTACACCAACTAAAGGAAACATATATGGCAGACTTCGATTTTTTAGATGGATTTGAAGGTGACGGTGATTGGGGTTTTACCTCGGTCAAAGAAAAACCATCAGAGGAACAATCTAAACAAACAGAAACAGTAGTAAAACAAACAGCTGATAGTACTGCCAAGGCAGTTTCTAGCGATATAGTAAGTAAATTAGATACTAAACTAGATAGAGTTTTATCTCTAATTAGTGCTACTAAGACAGCAGTAAGCGACAAGAATCAAGTTGACTTAGACATTGCTAAAAAGCAAATGGATGATGAATATGATTTGAGAAAAGATAATTTGGGCAAAGAACAAAAAGAAAAGTTTGCTCAATTAGAAAAACTTATAATACCATTATTAATTAAATTAGCAAAATCACCAGAAGCTTACATACATTGGCCTAACAGAGCTCAAGTAATTGAAGCTCAGGTTAAAAAGATAATAGCAATCACAAGGGGAAAATAATGAAAAGTAATTATGATGAATGTTTGAAAACAATCTTACACCATGAAGGTGGTTATGTAAATCACCCTAAAGACCCAGGCGGTGAAACAAACCTAGGTGTTACGAAAAGAGTTTATCAAGAACATGGTGGCACTAAAGATATGAAAGATTTATTAGTTGAAGATGTGGCACCAATATACAAAAAAGGTTATTGGGATAGGATGAAAGGTGATGATTTACCTGGTGGTCTAGACCTATGTGTATTTGACTTTGGTGTAAATGCAGGACCTGGTCGTGCAGCTAAATTCTTACAATCAATGATTGGCACCACAGTTGATGGTGGCATTGGTCCTAATACTTTGGCAAAAGTTGAAGAATATATCAGAGAAAATGGTGAACATGAATCTGTAAAAAAGTATCAAGAAATGAGACAAAAGTATTACGAACAATTATCTACTTTTGATACTTTCGGTAAAGGTTGGACTAGACGAGTTGAGGAAACTACAAAATTAGCGCTTGACATTATCTAGAAAACCTGTTATAATATATGAAAGTCTAAGTTAAATAAACAGGAATTATTATGAACAAAATGAACGCCTTTCTAAATGACAAATACGATATGAAATCGTTTAGTCATGTCCCACTAACAACTCAATTGCCAGAAATACATACTGAAACAATCAATAGAAAAAGATACTATGTTACACCAGAGGGTAAAAAGTATCCTTCAATTACAACAGTTTTATCAGGTAGAAATAATGAAGGTCTAGTTAGATGGCGTGAGTCAGTTGGTAATGATGTTGCAAATCAGATAATGAGAACTGCAGCTAAAAGAGGTACTGCTGTACACCAATTAGTTGAAGACTATTTAAATAATGAAGAACTATCTAATCAAGATGTTTTACCTACAGCACTATTCACTATACTCAAACCTGAGTTAGATAACATAAACAATATTAGAATACAAGAAGGTGGTCTATACAGCGACTCCTATGGCGTTGCAGGTCGTGTTGATTGTATCGCTGATTACAAAGGTGAATTATCTGTAATAGATTTTAAAACTTCTACAAAAGAGAAGAAAGAAGAATGGATAGAAAACTATTTCATTCAAGGTTCTGCCTATTGTGAAATGTATGAAGAACGATTTAATCAACCAATAGATAAAGTTGTAATTCTTGTAGTTACCGAGAATGGCGGTATACAAACATTTACAAAATCAAAACAAGATTATTTACCTTTATTAAAAACAGCAATAAAGGAGTTTAATGAAAATACCGAATCACACACTTAAAAAAATAGTTGGTGTTGGTGTAATTGCTTTATTATTCTATGTAATATCTAGTGATTTATTTGCAGACACATCAGGTGAAATGATAAAACAAGATATACCTGTTTATTGTGGTGAGACTGGCTTTGTATTTGATGTTTCAACAAAAACAATGGAAGAATCACAAATATTAGTAGGTGAAGCAAGACTAGAAGGTTCAGAAGCAAGTGATATTGTAGGTATATTATCTTTTGGTCATAATGCTAAAAATAATACTGGTACTTTTTTCATGACAGTACCAGAAGGCGGAATAAACAATGAAAGTGTAACTTGTGTATTAGGTTATGGTATGAACTGGAAGTTTTTTGATAGTAACGGCAATCAACTTATGCGACAAAATTCTCTTATAGAAATAGGTCCTAATATCACACAAGATTAATGCTTGACAACAGGACAATAACCTGTTATAATATGATAACATGAATAATTACATACAAATTTATAAAGATGTTTTAGACCCGAGTTACTGCAACGATTTAATTCATAGGTTTGAGAAGAATAAAGAACATCATGAGACACATGACCAAGGACCTATGTCATTCACACAAATTAATTTTAATCAACATTTAGAATATCAAGAAGATATAGACCAACTATCAAATGTTTATAAAGAATATGTAAACAAGTATAGAAAAGATTGTGCTATACATTCAACACAATGGCCTCAACAATATGCTTTTGAACAAATCAGATTAAAAAGATATTTAGCAAACGATAAAGATGAGTTTGCACCTCATGTAGATTCAATGAATGTTGAGTCTGCCAAAAGATTTCTAGTATTTTTTATATACCTAGAAGATAATGAAAGAGGTGAAACTAACTTTCCACAATTAGGCCTAGCATCACCATGTAAGCAAGGCTCTATGTTAATGTTTCCACCTTTATGGCCATGGGTTCATGCAGGTATGAAACCAGTTGATAAACCAAAATACATGATAGGGAGTTATTTACACTACACATGAGTATAATTACACCAAATAAATTTGCTTTACTTATTGAAGATATAGTAAGAAAAAAAAGAGTTAGTTATATGGATGCTGTGATTATGTATTGTGCAGAGAACCATAT